CTTCATATGTCACTCCCGCTTCTGTTAATAGTCCTTTGAAGACAGCTTCAACGATGTCTCCAAGCATCATGTTCATTACAAATGTTGTAGGCTTTGGTAGTGCAATCTCTGGCTTGTTCTTCTCGTACCAAAGCTGACAAGCGGGGCGACCTATGTTAGACATACGTAGTCTGAAGTCACCCCGTTTGTTGCCACCAAACTGCCTCTTGAGTGCATCTTTAATGTCGCTTGCTACTTGGTCAATGGTGGTATCAGATATTGTTGTTTTGCCTGATACCGCATCTTCCATGTACTGATGCAATGCAAGTTCAGCAGGATGGTTCATTACGCTACCTCGTCTTCCTCAATCTCAATATCAACGAGACTGTCAACAACATCCACGTCATCATCGTCCATGTCTGAGTTGGCTTTTGTAGCCCATGTGTTTGCGATGTATGAGTTGTAGTTATCTACCCACGCCATGAAATCAGCAAACATTGCTTGGTCTGCGTCAGTCAGTTCAATTGTCTTTGAGACATCTAGCGACACTGTTGGAAGGTAAAAGGCATTACCGTTAGGTAACTTTCTTTCCTGAGTGTTAGCCGTAATGATGTGCTGTACAGGAAGACGTTGCATCTTTGCAAGTGAGGTGAAACTCTCACCCACAATCTTGAAAGCATCACGATTGTCAATCTCCCAGATGAATGGAACAGCATCAAGGTCAGCCGCATCACCATTAGCAGTGATAGCATCTGTCATTTCTACTGTACCTAGTACAACACGGACTCGCTTAATCTGCTTGATTAACTCTTGCATCTTCTCCGGCAGAGCCTTGAAGTCCTTGATATAACCAGCAGGTTTGCCACAGTTAAAGCCACCTTCATTATCCTTGAGGTCTACGTTCAAGTCATCATTCATTAGTGTCTTTATGTAGCGATTAGGTGCGTCACCCATGCCACGTACAAAACGCTTGTACATGAAACGCTGCATGAATGGGCGTACCTTAATTGAAGAGGCGTAGTAAGTCTCACCATCAGGAATCTCTAGCTTATAAGTACCACCAGAGACAACTTCCATGTTGACCATCTTGCCCTTTACTTCTGTCTGCCCCATGACAGGGCTATGATTGATACGCAATCGTGCTAGGCTGCTTGACTTCTGCTTAGAGTTACTGGCTTCAGATGCCATGCCCATAGCTTTAGCCATTGCTGCGTAGTTGTTTGTATCAATTGTTGTAAGTTGTGTCATATTTTATCTCCTTATTCTTGTTGAAAGTTTCGTAGTTATATCAGATTACATCCTTAGTGTCAAGCCAATTCGGACCAATTTTTGCTTCTAAAAGCAGAGGTACATTAAAGTCCACACCCCATCTCAATGCAATCAAATTAGGTAACTCCTTGTTTGTATTATTGATTGCCTCAATCACTTCTTGTTCTTCATCAGGGTGTACATCAATAACAATACTGTCATGTACTGTATTGACTATACATGATTTCATATCAGATAGCAACCCTTCAATGTGCATTAATGCAATAGGTACAATGTCTGCTGTAGCAAATGACTGAACAGGGTAGTTCTTTATCTGCGTAAAGTGTGACACCCTGCCACTTGACTTGCGTACTACATCAGGAAATGCAAACTCTCTACCTGACGGTGTGCGTATCATCCCTGTACTCAAAGCCTCTTTAGCCAATTTGGAATGCCAAACGGATACTCCTTTGTACTTGTCGTTGAAGTGTGTGTAGTACTCTGCTTCCGCTGGTGTTCTTCCGTATCCAGTTGCTCCGTAGAGTGGCGCAAACGTATGTGCCTTTGCATCCTGTCTATTCGTAGGCTGACCAGCAGCACTAATAACTTTAGCGGTATATGAGTGTACATCAAACCCAGTAGATACTTCTTCAATTGCTACTCCATCTTGTGATAGGAAGGCTGCTGCACGAAACTCTAGCTGTGCAAAGTCAGCTTCCATTATTTTGCCACCATCCCAACGTGACACAAACACCTTCTTCACAGGGAATGTACCGCCACGTGGCATGTTCTGCATGTTAGGGTCAGCACCAGAGAAACGACCAGTTGCAGTGCGGTGCTGTAACAGACGGACATGCAGCTTGCCATCTTGTTTTGTGTGTGTGTCAATACCATCAACAAAGGATGACAGATATGTATCAACTGCACTAAGCCGTCTGACCTTTGACAAAAACTCTGCCGCATCTGTCATGCCCTTTGCCTTGGCTATGTTACCAAGTGTCTCAAGGTTCTGCTTACTTGTGCTGAAACCATTTGCACTAGCCCACTTAGAAGAGGGTGGCTTGAACTTGAGGCCAGCAATCTCGTTTGTGGGATTGAACAGAAACCCTGCAGTATCACAAGTAGGGCAACGATTAGGTCTTGCATATGGTGTACCATCCTTCTTTGTTTTAGTTATGTACCCTGACCCCGAGCAATCTGTACATTGAACCGCTTTGGTTTTATACAGACGCTCTGTGCCACTGGACAGGAGAGAACGGAAGTCTTGGTCATCCATGTAAGGGTCAATCGTATTAGCCCAATACGTTTTGTCTAACACCTTACGTGAGTAGATAACCCATGACAACTGTTCGGGGCTATTCAGATTGATAGGTGTATCACCCATCAGATTACGAACATGCTTTTGTAAATCCTTTATTAACTGTTCTCGTTCTTCTTCATACTCTTTTCTTACACTATCTAATGCACTCTTGTCAACAGTAAATCCTGTTCGATAGATACGTGCTAGTGATACGCAGACTTGATTGGTAAGCGTAACTGTATCATACAACCTACTATCTATAGTATTCAATTTGTACATAATCTTGTCACACAATTGCTGCGTAGCATGTACATCAGCAGATAGATACTCTGCCAACTCATAATGGTTCATGTTGTATGTTGTTCCACCTTTCTTCAGATGTTCCTTCAGACTATCCTGCTTCTGTGTATCTAACTCGTAGCGTTCAGCGCAAGCCTCAAGGCTAACGGGTTTCTTTAGACCACGTTGTATCACATACTCAGCCAGCATTGTATCAAACACAGGGCCATCATACTTGAAGCCTGACTCCCATAGCCACATCAAATCATGTGCGGCATTGTGCATGATAAGAACCGTTGCCTTATCCAACCACTCTTGTACCAACTCATGTCCATTTGGTGTAGGTGGACAGTCCTGATGGTCAAATGTAACCAACCGTTCTTCGCCTGTGTCGGTAAGCATACCAACCATAGTCAAAGAATTGTCTGGTTCAAATGGGTCAAGATGTTTCTTGCCATTGCGTACTTGTCCTACGTTCTCTACGTCTAGTGTCAATTTCATTATGCTTCATACCTCGCTGTCTTATAATCCAGTTCACAATGTACCACACCATGCCAGCCTGTCAACTTATTTTTTACTACGTTGAGGTGGCGTTGTGTATCTTCTTCATCTTGTCCATCAACAACGGGGTTCTTTGCAATCAATACCATAAGGTCAGCCTCTGCTGCCTTGCCAGTACGTGAGCCTTCCATCATTGACTGATTGAGTAGTACCTTACCCTCTGCCTCTGCTGATAGCTGAGACATGTAGAATACAGCACACTCATGTTCCTTTGCAATCTGACGAGCATGAACTGCGTTAGCCTTGAGTGCCTCATCCTGACGGGCGTAACCACCCTTGGCAAACTTATCACCCATGTCAAGCAATACGATGTCCGGCTTGTATGTTTTGCAGATTGACTCTACCCATGCCATGTCACGACCAGTAGCATCCTTAATCTTAATGCGTTCCTTTACTGGCTGATATAAATCACGTGCCTTGCTTGGGTTAGCTTTGATTTCCTTCATGGTCATGCCTGTAGCGGCAGTAAGGTATCTTGCACCAACACGGTGATAGCCTTCCTCGTTACACAACACAATGCAGTTAGCACCCTGATGAGCAAACCCTGATGGGCTAGCAATCAAGCTGGCATGAAAAGATGTCTTGCCTGTGTTTGGCCTAGCACCAATCTCAATCAAGTGACCAGCGTTTACCCCTTCCACCTTACGTGTCAGGCTTGGGATGTTGAATGTCCAACGTGCCTCAAGGTCAGCCTTAGACATCAGTGTGTCCATGTCAATATCATCCCACTCAACCTTCAGGTCAGGTGTGAAGTCATCACTGTACTGCTCAAGTAGATTACGTAGCGGTTCAAGTGTAGCCTTGTCACCATTGACATAATCAAACCCAAGGTTAGCAATGTCCTCACCCACTACCTGCTGAAACAACTTCGATAGTACCTCACCAGCGATGTCACCACCTAGCGGTGTCTCTTTCTTGATGTTATGAAACAGAGAAGAATATGCTTGCTTCTGTGCTGTAGTAAGTGTTGGGTTGTTTGACATAAACAATGCCTCAACCTCATCTGGTGTTACGGTACGCTCATAACGCTGCATAGCAGTATCGACTGTCTGCTTTATTCTACGTACATCCTTGCTGAATAGTCTGTCAGGACAACGTGCGCCACGATGGTCATCGTAGAACCCTTTATCCATCAAACTTCTAACCAGTGATAATTCCATTTACTTCATCTCCTATCTCAATTAAGTTGTCCATGTCCTCTTTGTTACGATACTTCAGGTCATCTGTCAAGCGTAACACCTTGACGTTAGATACGTGACCTCTCAATTCTTTTGCAAACGCCAGTGTCTTTGGTAATGCATCCGGGTCTAGTGCAATGATAGCAGTTGAGAACTGTGAAAGATACCTCTTGTGTCCTTCGGACAACGATGTTCCCAACACAGCAACACCAACAAAAGCATCGTTCCCTACAACTGCGGCACTCACACAGTCCTCAACAACTACAGCCACCTTACCACAACCAAACGAAAAAGGCAAGGTGCTTTTACCATAGCGTTTCCACTTTGGTAATCGGTTAGATAGTGTACGACCTGTCGCATCAACCATCTTACCCTGATGTACAACGGGGAACACAACCCTGTTCTCACGCACGTCATACATCAATCCAAGTTCGTCAACATTTATACCCCACTGTTCTGTCCATGTCAAGACCTCATTACGATTGTTGTGAGGTACAACACAGTCAGGTAGTACAAAGGGTGCATCAGATGCATACTCTTCTGCGCCAGCAAAGCCAGCACGTATGTCATCCATTGATAGGTGGACACGTGTACCACCCTTAGTACCACAAGATGCTTTATAACAATTCCATACAAGTGAACCCATGTTATTGGTCACAGTGAATGTCTTGTACCCATTACACTTAGGACAATTCATTCTCTTTGTAGTTCCATTAGGTATATCTATATCACTTATAGTG